ATATTATTTTCTTTACACCACGAGATCATATTCTGACAGTTGTCCCAGTGCTTGGCATGCATTAGTATAGAGCAATTAAAATTCTTTCCTTGCTCCTTAAGATATAAGACATTTTTTCTAAATAGATCTTGCTGATCCACAGTTGCTTCTGAGTGATAACTTACAGTAAAGTAGTCAATCAAATGGACTATCTCGCTCCAAATTCTTTCTTTTACAACTGCATTTGTTACAGTCTGCACAGCCATGGTCCACTTGTGCTCGTACTTCTTGTGTTGTTGTTTAATATAAGTGAGTATTTCAACAATGTCTGGGTGAAATAGACTTTCGCCGCCAAATACATTAAACCCTGCGTTCCTGTGCTCAGGACTCTTGTGTTCCATATATACATCAACATACTCTAATAAGAAATCTACTGTCTTAAGACAGTCTTCTAAACTAGGGTGAGGTATCTTGTTGTTATGATCGTTGGGACTACAGTAACTACAATCTAGATTACACTTAAGAGTGCTTTCCCATGTTATTTGGAAATGAGGTTTTGATGCAGGTTCAATTGAGTGGTAATCCATGCTTACTTCCTTCCGATAAGCATAAACCTTTTATACAACGGCAATTCTAATTCGCCTTCGTACATAACAGTTTCTAGCTCTGCTTGTTTTTTAAATTCTTCTAAGTCTTGGGCAATGCGTATATGTTCTGGGATATTGTAGTTATTACTCTGTAGCACAATTATACTGTTGTGAGGTAGTCTTGCTAACCATAAGTTGTATTGGTCTTGGCTGATATGTTCAAAACTAGTATTAACAACAATATCAGCATCACTGCAGCTAGGATCAATGTCAATGCTACGAATTGTAGTAATAGGAATGTTACTTTGAAATAGCATACTAGCCAACACTCCTACCCACCCGCCGTGGATATCTAAACTGCTAGCAAAGTCTACATGTTCGTCTAAACAGTCAATTAGCCATTCTTTACTTTTAAGTTGCCCGCGCCAGAAAGCATCCATAGTACGCATAGGGTCTTCGCTTTCTCGTATAGCCCTCATCCAATGATGTAGGTGATCTAAATCTATTTGCATTTTGGTATTTTACTATCCGCTGAACTAACACAAGTGGGTGTAATACAACGTTTAGGCTCCTTAAATAATTCAAAGTTATCTAACGTACCGAGTGCCTGGTCGTGGCAGCTATAAGAACGCTTAACTTCAGTTCCTCTAATTATAACACTCTGATAACCTGAATTGCAAGACCATTCTTTAAATTTGTTAAAGCCAAAGGCGTTAAAGCGTTCGGCCTGATCAAAATAATAATCCTTCTTACCATCATTTAATCTTATTTGAAACAGTTCTTCTCCTTGTGCGGTTTGCGGAAACCCTGTACGCATTTTGTGTATCATGTCTTCTGTATAGCCATCTACAATTTTGCTAGCAGTTGGGTCGCTCATTGGTTTAAGAGTTACATTAATTCCTCTTGCATGTAGTCTCTCCATACGTGCATACAGCTCATAAAACTTTTCAGGCACCATTACCTGATTAACAGTTACAAACACAAGTTCATATTGTAGTTGTAAACACTTGTCGCCAAACTCTTGTTCTTTGGCAAACTCGTCATGAAAGCTAGCCGTTATACTACGACGTTGTAACATCTCAGTATTCTTACACCAAGAGTTCCACCATTTTGATCCTGGACTAAGATTAGTAGTCATATGTATACTTTGATAAGGAGTTTGCACTCCGTCATCTAAATGTTGGACTAAATTTAACAGATCCTTATAAGCTGTCGGCTCACCGCCACTAAATGACCAATGAAATTGGTTAAATCCGTTATTTCGAGCTTGACGTTTTATTTCATCTACTGTATGCTTATATGCATCTAACGATTGATAATCGAGTTGATCACTTCTAGCATAGGGCCAACAGTAGCTACATTTATAATTGCAGAATCTACCCAAAATTTCTATAATGACGCCTTTGTAGGTTCGAATCCTACCGTCTGCACCAATTTAACACACAGAGGCCGAAATGAAAAAACTTTTTATACTTTTGCTAATTGTATCAACTAACTCTTTTGCACAGGCTGAGCCTGAATGGAGAGATCCGTTAGCCAAATATCCAGCCTCTCAACATAAGATAAAAAAGTTTACTTTAGAGCATAGGATTGTTAAAAATGTACAGGCAGCATGTGACAAAGAAAGGTCTAACCTAGGTAAGAAACCATTTGAATTTTCGGTTGATGCATGTGCTGTTTGGAAGCATAGGATTACAGGAAATTCGTGTGTTATAATTACAGGGCCTATGACCAGTCAGGCACAGTTAGGTCATGAACTAAGGCATTGTTTAGAAGGGAATTATCATCAATGACTAAAGAAGTAAGTAAGAGTCCAGAACGACATACCTTTCAAAAAGAAGGATATTTAGAACGGTGTAAAGAATCAGGTGAAGAGCCTAACCCCGACTATGTTGCAATGTACGACGACATGCGAAAACAAGATGAGATCAACGAAATAGATCCTAAATGGCAGAAAGATAATATGGAATACGATCTACGTACAACTGATTGGATCTTAGAAAAGGTTAGAACTAATGATGCCTATGCTCAAAATTTATATGCAGCAATGTGTAACATGCAATGGTGCAAAAGAGAATTATGGCCAATACTAGCAGAAAATTATTGGCATTGCAGTTGGCGTTATGCAGGTGGCATTATTGCAGACATGCAACAAAAAGGTGATTATATTGATTGGTATTGCTCCGGAATGGGAGGCATAGCAGACTATCAAACTGACCCTGAAGAATGGCAACAACGAACTGGCTATGTTCCCGAAGGAACTGTGACTGAAGAAATTCAAACCGATCTTAATAGACTAGGATGGATTCCTGTACCTTATTCAGACAAAGATCTATAACTATAAATACATCATGGAAAACGAACAATTTATTTTCACAGCAGAAGACATTTTTGAGGAAATCCCTGGAGATCCTGACAATGTAATGATGAAGTTCCCCGACGAAGTTTTAAAACTAACCGGTTGGAAAGAAGGTGACACACTTGATATTAAACTAGAGGATGGAAAGCTCTTAATTACAAAACATGGCTAAAGACGATATTATTGAACTCACAGGCACAGTTAACGAAGTATTACCAGGAAATATGTACAGGGTAAAAGTAGACAATATGTCTAGCATTATACTCTGTTACATGGGCGGTAAATTGAAACAACACAAAATTAAAATCATATTAGGTGATAAGGTTAAAATGGAAGTTAGTCCATATGACCTTACAAAAGGAAGAGTAACTTATAGGTTATAGCATGAATTCGATAATGGAAATAGTTTGCCTAATATGCAACAAAATACAAGCAAACACAAAGCACGGTATACTATTTCCAAAATTGCTAGTTTCTCTTAGAAAAGAATTCAAATTACAAAACATTGAATTAAAAATAAGAAGTAAGAAAGATAAGAACTTAGCTACTTCTGAATACTATGTCAATGCCTATTACGATGCATTTGATGATCAAAACTTTGAAGTTCCAATAGAAGTTATTGTTAATAATAATTTTGACAAAGAACAATGTTGGGATTCATCTCAAATTAAAGATTTCCTCATCCAAGTTTACGATGCTGTGGTCCACGAAAAAAAGCATCAACAACAAAGCAAAAAAAGAAACTACGAACAATTTTGGCAACACCAAGATTCCGGATACCATTACAGAGCATATTTGCAAGACCCAGATGAGCTAGATGCCTATGCGCTAAGTATTGCTATTGAACTATGCCGTAGTTTGGGAAAATATCGGGCATTAAGATTTATGCCAAAGTTTACAAAACTAGCCAAAATGAAAGTGAACGGTGAATTTGCTAGCCCAAATTTAAATGCGTATGTTTCACATTTTGAACAACCATTTAGTCCTTTGCTCCGGCGTCTCGCCAAAAAAGTCTATATTAGATTAAAAAAGATTGACACTGACTACATTTTCCATTAAAATATAGGCATATCAACTCTAGTAGTGAGCGAAAAATGTCTTCAGTCCAAACTACCTATCCTCTCCAAACAGTTTTGGAATTGGCTTGCGCGGCCCAAAGAATAAACAAAATATATCTAAAGAACTCTGAACCAATTTATTCCAACGATGGTAAATTAATGTCCTATCGTTGGGATAACAAATTTTTAATATTGTATACCCTTGGAGCTGTGTCTTTCACTCCTGGGGATGATGGACTAAAACCTAGCTTGTTGCGCAGCAATAGCGAAGACACGGATCTTGCAACAGAGATTAAAAAGTACTACCGACGACTAATGTTTGCGGCGGTTAAAGGTGATAATGAATTTCTTACCGAAGTTAATAGTCTGCTCAATGCTGAAGATATACCTGTAAATCGTTTTGGATTTATTGCTTGTTTGCCCAGTGTCTATAAAAGAGATTTGGGAAGACACCAAGTCGAAAAGAAGGTAAGATTGGTAGACGACAACTATTTGGCAAATGTCGGAGAACATGTGGCAGATGCAGATTGTGAAATTCTTTCATGTCAACGTTCAAAAAACTTTGACGCTTTCAATGTTGATGCTATAATTGATAATAAGATGGTCTCTTGGATGAGCAAGATTGAACTTCAACTTGGGCCTGCAGTTATTGTCAAAGCAAAAATTAAAGATCATACTAAACATTGGAAATACCAAAACTCAGTAACAAGATTAAATTATGTAAAGGCAGCGCAATAATGTACAATGAAGAAGACTACGAAGTGTTTGCAAAGAAAATGGAAACTAAATTTCCAGAAATGTTTGCAGGTAAGTATGGTGGGTTCGCTGTTGGTGCTGGCTGGTGGACAATTCTTGAAGCACTTTGCAGTCAAATAGACGGTCATAGCAAATGGCGCAATAATACTAGAGAGGCATTGCTTAAAAATAATCCTTACAATCATAAAATTCCCGATGCTGTTCCGCAGGTTGTTGTAGAACAGATTAAAGAAAAGTTTGGTGGTCTCCGCTTTTATTACCAAGGTGGGGATGACACAGTGGACGGGATGGTACGTATGGCAGA